CGCCGCATCGATGATCAGCGGGATGTTATCTGCCAGCGTGGTCACAATTGTGATAATTGCCTGCACGACGGCAGGGATCAGCGTAGGCAGTGCGTCCGCCAATCCGGTTGCCAGGGCAATGATCGCCTGGAGCGCGGCATCGATGATCATTGGCAGATTCTCGATGATCGCATTCACGATCGTGAGCAGGATCTGCACACCTGCCTGCAGCAATGTGGGCAATGCCTGCACGAGGAAGTTCAAGAGCGAGGTAATGATCTCGGTTGCGGCGGTCAGCATCTGGGGCAGGGCTGCGATGATTGCATCCATAATGGACTGCATGATCGTCAAGCCTGCCTGCAGAAATTTGGGTGCCTGGTTGGCAATGTCGGTGGCGATCTCGGTGATCAACCCTGTTAGACCTTCCGCCATCTTCCCAAAATCGCCATTGGCGCCACGGATGATGTCTGAGAATTCCTTCAGGTATTTCCCCACACCATCCGGACCGAACACCTGCTGGAAGACCGGCAGAAAGTCTGCCGCGAGTGTTCCCAGCGTGCCTTTGAGTCCCGCCTGCAGGCTCGCCATTGTATCGTCGAAGGCTTCGAGCGCGGCTACATCCTCTTCGGACATCACGGCGCCTAGTTCATGGGCTTGTTTTGTCAACCGCTCCATTTCTGCAGGGCTTGTTTTGATAATCCCATTCATCTCCTGCGCGCTTTTGCCTAAGATCTGCATCGCCAGGGCATCCCGCTCTGTAGGGTTCTGGATCCTGCCCAGCGCAGAAATGACATCATCAAAGACTGCCTGGGTATCTCGTAAATGCCCAGCCGAGTCTGTTGTACTAACTCCCAACTTGTTAAATGCCAGCGCCATATCGCCCACAGCAGCAACTTCATCTTCGCTCTTACCTTCAGCAATTGCTTGATCGAATTTCTTCTGCTGGTCTGTGGCAGAGCTCATCGAACGAACCAAACGCGATTGGGCACCAACAATCGAGTCAAAACTTGTCCCCACCTGGTCGCCGATGAATTTCAACTCCTGCAAGCGAGTTGTTGATATCCCCGTTTGCACGCTCATATCCACCAGCTCTGCAGCTGCTTCGGAGGCTTTGAATACCAGGGCACTGATCCCGGCCACAGCCGCGATCGCAGCAGCACCCAATGCAGCAATTCCAGCCACAGCTCCCGCAGCAGCCACGCCAACACCAACCATGACACCTTTGAAGACTTTCATCTTCGTGCTAGTCTCGTCGGTATGCTCCCCAAGCTCCTCTGTGGAATCGCCCGCTTCATCGGTCCCCTCTTTCATGTTTTGTAGATTTTCTTCGGTGCCTGACAGCTCCACCTGCATTTTGTTGAGCGTCTCGGTCTCTTTGTTGAGCTTGATCTCTGCATCCTGCGCGGCGCGGCTGTTTTCCCCGTTCTCCTGCACGAGGCGCTTATGCTCAGCAGCCAGGGCAGCCACTTTTAGTTTTTGGACATCGATCTGACTTGTGAGACTTTTGACACGGTTCTCAAGCCCCGTCGCATCCTTGGTCCAATCCCCAAGCGCGGAGGCGGAGGCTTTGAAGCCACTCTCTAAAACGCGAAGTTCCCGATTTGCAGCAGCCAGGGCTGTCTTGAAATCAGAAGTGTCAATTCCGAGGTTTCCGGATAATCTTTCGACTTCACTATCCATATGAGTATGATCCTATACCCACAAAATGATTATTTATTGCTTCACGGGTCTAATACTTTTGCTTCGTCAAAGTAGGTTGTTTGTCCGTCTTCTCCAATTGCCCAAAAGTTTACAAACGGATTGGCATATGGCACATATAAATCAATGGTGGTTTTCCCCCAAACCGCATCATTTGCGTCCACGTGTATTTCTCCGGGCCATGCTCCTGCCGTATCGCTCACTGTAACAAGTCCCATAGAGGTACCGTTTATATGCCACACCGTCAGGTCTTTATGGGTGTTTGCTGGCAGGGTGATTTGCTGAGATGCACAACCTATCGCGCCGCCGTTTAGCGTAATTCGCAACCGATTATTTACCACACCCCCTGCAATGGAGGCGAGTATAGCGTCATACATACTTGACCAACCGTCTGTATTTGCAAAATCACCATTGGCAATAAAGTTGCGGGGAATATTGTTGGTGACCGTCTGCGCAGTCACATCGTCCAGGATCGTGCCATCCACTTCGCTGGCGATCCCACCGGTGAGATCGTCATATTCCCAGGTCACCACTTCCCCAAATGCGACTTCTGGAATGACATAGTGCACCACTTTATGATCGTCCTGGCGTGTGGCAGTATCAATCACAACAGCCACATCATCCACCTTGATCGTCACGCCGGCGGTGAAATCATCCGATGCCACTTCTGTGGAGAAGGTCACAACCAGGGTGGTCGCATCCACAGCACCGATCTCTGCAGAAGCATAGGAAGGTGTATCCAGGAAGACCAGATTCCGACCCTCGTTGCGGATAAGAAGCCCGGCAGAGTCATACAGGATCTCTTCCACCCGATAACCCTGTGCCAGGTAGCTCGCCACGGCGCCAGGGCGCACACGGATTGAATCAAAGGCGGAAACCATCAATACCTGGGACGTGGTGTCCAGACCCTCCCCGCCTTCGCTATAGCGAATGCCTATGACCTGCCAGCCGTCCGCCTGATAGGTGCCCAGCGCATCAGGATGGACGTTCATCAATGCGCTGTCCTTGACCATCAACAACTGGGTGAGCTGTGCCATGTTCGTACTCCTATAGCCAATCTACCTGATCCGCATAGGCGCGCTTGTGTCCATTTCCGCCGAAACGCGCCTCTTTCCATTGGGGATAACGAAACACGAACGGGATAAGGCTTTCGATATCGGTTTGATCGATCTCGCGCAGGCTCCAGTGGAACAGCTCCACCAGGCTGCATTTGAGATCCAGAAACCATTTCCCATCTCCGTCTATTTCTTCTTCGGAGATGGGCCCGGAGGGTTTGCCCTGGCAAATTCCAGGGTGAGGTTATTGGCTCGAGCCAGGATGGACCGCAGCACCGCTATGCATTCGATCAGGTCAGTCTGTTTCTTGACTTCCTCGCGCGTGAACTTGTTGCCATAGAACTCCACGATGAAATCAAAGAGTCCATCCGCATTGTCCTGACCGTCCTCGCTCATCTGCTTCTGCAAGTTGATGGCCATATCCAGCAGGTAGGAGGGAATGCGAGTGCGGCGCTTGGTATCGATCACCTCATCATCGTCATTGTAAAAATTAAGCTCAATAGGTGCTGCATCCATGTCTTAGGCCGTAGTGAAATCGTACGCGGTAATTGCCAGCGTCTGGCCATAGATATCGGTTGCGCCCGACACGGTGATGAGATAGGTGGTGGAAGCGCTTAGATTGGAATTGGGATTGATCGTGATGATCTTGTTGGTCCCATCGATCGTTATTGCAGCTGCAATGACCGCGCCCGCGTCGCTCACAAGAGAAATGCCGGTCACGCCAGTCCGCAACGCATTGTTGAACGTAAGAGTCGGGGAGACACTGACAGCCACACCCGTGGCAGCATCAGCTGGTGACGGGGTGCAGGTCAAGGCGCTGGCTGAACCAGCCAGGGGCACCTGAACCGCATCGAACCAGGTTGTGGCACTGAAGCCTGTGGTATCTTCGTCGCCAATCACGCGCTTGACCCCATCCAACAACGACGCATCGCCTAATAGATCAAATGGATGAACTGTCTTCACCGCGGTGTAGCTGATCTTCGCGGTCTTTGGATCGGGTGTATCGGTCTTCGTGGCTTGCTCTTCGCCTGGAGCAGCGAATTTGCCTTTTAGATATTGGAAGTAGCGATAGCTGCCGTTGGATTTTTCCGAACGAAAAGACAATGCGACATCGGGAGGGTTGCCCCCGTTGTCAAACATGCGACCGCTCGCAGCATCATACGTCTTACCCAGGAGGACGGATAGCACCTCCACCGGAATTCCGGTGGTTTCGAGATCGATCTTGGTCTCGCCCTCGCTGGTCATCACATCATAGGGACCATCGTCCGCATACTGGGTCTTGGAATTGCTGGCAGGCGCAGCGTTCGCGTTGATGAGCGGCGCCATGTAGGCAGGCGTGCCGGCTGTATAGGCATCGACATCATCCTGGGTCACCAGGGCATAGTAGAGATCGCGCAACCCCAGTGTGCTTTTGTATTCACCTTGTGCTATCATAAAAAACTCCTATACAAATATGTATTCTTTCGCCAGGCCATAATGACCCGTCTGCGGATCCTGGGGGAGCTGGCGTTCTCGACCTTTTTCAAACTCAGCCGCGAGCATGGCCGCATCCACATTCGGGAGTGAGACCAGACCGGTCCTGCTGAAAATAGAGACCTGGATCAAATGCGAGCGTTCGGTCTCCCCGTCATCGGCGTTCTGCTCCGGGAGACTGATGATCAGCTGGTACGTGATGAATGTATCCGGAAGAGTCGTGTTGCTCTTGTAGGGCGCCAATGAATAAGCCACAGCCGGGCTGAGAGTGCTCAGGGCAGTCTTCACGCGCTCGAAGATCGTGGTGGTCACACGAAACCCTCCCCTTTCAGGGAATTTCGCATCGCGCGCATGGCTGCGGCTTTTTTGGCTTTGAGCGCAGGCCGGATGTAGGGCTGAGCTTCCACAGAAGACGATCCATATTCCTGGACGTTGCCATAAATGGCAGTCTCTTTATCGCCGGTCATCATGCCGATCTCCACGTAGGAAAAATTACCATCCCTGTGCGGACCATCGATGCCCAGGTGAGCTTCGAGGTTATGCGTGTCCTTCGGCACCAGGACTTTCATCTCTGCCAGGATCGGCTCAGCGCCGGCTAAAAGCGCGCGCTGGGCAGCTGCATCCACATCCACACCGGCACGTGCCAGGTCTTCAAGATATTTGCCCAGGTTGCTCAGCTCAAGTTTGCCGGTGGTTGCCATCAGACACTGCCTTTCACGCGTTCGACAATCAACTCGACAAAGCGCCGTTGATCACGCACAGGATCGATGGAGAGGATCTGCCAATTTTCACCGCCTTTGATCACTCGCCAGGTCTCCTTGATATCCGTGCGATGGCGGATGGTGACAGTCGCGCGCTGCACATCCTTGAGAGCTTCATTCGTCACAGCTTCCTGACCATGGGAATTGATCCAGCGCGCGTAGACTGTTGGATTGGGTGTCACGTTTGCATAACTCGTGCTCTGCGCGCCGCCTGTGTCTTCTGAGATCGTAGGACTCTGCAGAGTGATCTGCGTCCGCATTTCGGCAGCGTTGATCGTGTAGCTCACGGCAGCACATCCTCTCCAGGCGATTTCAGGAACGCCACATAAATATTTGCGGAGAGATTACTGCTGTTCGTTTGCTGGAGAGCTCCACAGACGGAGATCCTGCTTTCAAATTTCAATTTTTGATCTCCGCTGACGCCATACACACCGACCAGGCTGATCACATCATCACCGACTTCGGCGCCATGGAGACTGATGCCCCCCACGCCGCTGAGACCATAGAACTGATATTTTCGATACTTCAACGCTTCCGCTTCGAGCTGGCTCAATGTTTGGTTGATTCCAAATTGAGGCGCATCCGGTCCTGCCTGAGCGGGATTGTCGTACCACTGCACCAGCAGGATCCCAGCTGCAACTTTGGCAACCGGATTGATCGTTGTGTCTGCGGTCCAATCTCTACCGGTTGCGCGCTTGATGAAATCGTCGATCTGCGGCAACAGCATCAACATCACAGCATCGCTGGTGTCTGTGCGGACAAAATTTGCGCCTTCAGCAGCGGTGAGGATGTTAGTCATTGTTATTCAGCGCCTTTTTTGGATCGCCTTGTAACTCTCTCTACAACCTTATCGACGTTTCCAGGAGTTTGATCCGATTTGCCGGGCAAATCGTCAGCCGGGCTTTTCGCCTTTGACTCGATAGGCACTGCCTGGATTGGGGGTGCAGGCTCTGGAGGACGGTCGATCACGACCCAGCCCTCCAGCTTATAAGCCTCGACCTTTTCAGGAGGGACGTTCATGCGTCCCTCACCCTCTTTTTGCATCAGGGCATGATCAGACATAATTCTGCCTTTCTCTCACAAGCGATGGTGAAGTCCTAACCTAACAGTATTGCAATGGCTTCGGGTTTCACAGCCTTTGAGCCCCACGCCAGGGATACCTCGATCAGTACAAGGTGATATCCAGGATAGACCGAAAGTAGGAAGGAGATTCCACTGTACGGATCGGTGATGATCTCATGCTCACCCAAAGCGCCCTCTTTCGGAAGTTCAGGAACGCGGGTCAGACAATGGATTGCATTGCGCTCGAAAGCGAAGTTGCCGGTGTAGTTGTTTCCAACTGCGACCGGATCATTATTTACCCAGGCGACCCGGTTGCCAGGCTTGGCAAGAACAATATCGCCATCGCCATCACCGGCGAAACCAGTATTGACCACGTACTTGTTCGTGTCACGCGCGGTCTTGGTGTTGGTAAGGATATCGCCAGCCAGAATCGTTCCCGTGCCAGTGTCTACATGAACGGTTGTTGATCCCGCAGCATAGCCGGCGGTTAGATCCGCCAGATAATTCGCAGCCGTGCCCTTGGGGTGAGCTATGATCTGAGAAGACTCATGAAAATCAAAACCTTGCAATCGTCCAAGATTTCCCTCGCGCAGCAGCTCCGCTGATCCAGCCTCGTTTACCTTGAACAAGCTACTTTGTTTGCTGCGGATATTTGTTCCAGTTGATGTGTTAAGCACAAAGTGCATGTCGCTTGTCCACGCACCGTTGTCCACCAGGATCTGACGGACTTGTGCAACATCTGAGAGATCGGCTGCGGTGCCAAATGGCGTTGCGCCGGCCGTGCCATAGGCGCGGGAGGCGCCCTGTTTCGCAGCCAGGAATAGATCATACTCAACTAAATTGATGATGCTTCTGAATGCCTGCGCGAGCTGATCCTGCTTCACGTTATCGTAGATTTTGCTGATCGATTTTTGTTCCTCCCCGCGCCAGACAAATGGCGCCTTGTAGGCCTTGCTGATGGCCATTTGTCCATAACCAACAGTCTGACCTGCTGGTTCGGAGGGGACCATGGCAGGCGTGACAGCGGTGGGAACGATCGTGGGAACAATTGGATAGGTAATGTTCTGGTTCAATGCCACCATGTCGGCGGATGGGTCCATAAAGACCGCACCACAAAAGCCAATTTGCTCGCGTAGTACACGATCGGCAGCAATCTGGGCATCTAACACAAGACCTGTTAATGTATTTGCGGTCATGTTGTTTACTCCTTATCTAATGATCTTCTTCAATTTGTCTATCGCTTCTAGCAAAGGCTAATCGCTAATTTGCCCACCGCTTTTAGCAAAGGCTAAACGATCTCTTGGCGAGAGCGCTCGATACTCATTGAGCCTCAAGCTCTTCGGGGTTATGAATTTCTTCCCCGGTGATCGATTCTCCTGGTCCGTTTGATTGGCGGGATCGGGTGGCGTGGTGAAGAGCGAAGCCGTGTTGTCATTCACCAGCGACGCATCCCGCATACTGGCATACAACTTATTGGCTTCTTCGGCTTTGGTCTTTGCCTCGTCCAGCGCGGGGCGCAGCTCAAGAGCCTTCTTCTTGCCTTCATCCGTCCCTTCGTTGAAGGCGGCATCCATTTCAGCCAGGATGCGCTTCACTTCATCATCCGCTTTCAGCGCGGCATCGTAATAGGGTTTTAGGTTTGGCATAGAAATCTCCTTACTTGAAAATTTGAACGTAGTCACGCAGGCGCTGCGCCTCGTGCTCAAAATCAGCCCGGGTTGAATTGCTGGCATCCAACTCTTGCGGATCATTGATAGATTTATTGGCCACGCCAACGCGTGGCGAACTTGCATTGAACAAACGATCGATGGTTTCCTGTAAGGTCCCCACCCGGTCAGCCATACCCAGCTCAAGCGCTTGCTGAGCGCCAACCACACGTCCCTCACCAAAACCATTTCTCACATCTGCGGGTTTCACGCCACGATTGCGCGCGACTGAATTCACGAACGCATCGTAATAATCACCCACTCTTGCATCGATGGCTGATCTGGCTTCCTCGGTCAGTGGCTGGTACGGATTCCCCTCCACTTTGAATTTACCCTTGCTGATCAGCGAAACTTTGACACCCGCCTTTTCGAGAGCCGCGCTCATATCCTGATGGACGGCGAACACACCGATCGATCCCACTTCACTGGATGGGCTGACAACGACCTCATCGGCAGCCGTCCCGATCCAATAGGCAGCCGAAGCCATCATGTGATTGACCACTGCGATGACCGGCTTCTGTCCGCGCGCATCGAAGATCTGCGTGGAAAGTTCAGCGATGCCTCCCACCTGTCCGCCTGGGCTGTTCACATCCAGGATGATCCCGTTGACATTTGGATCGTTGACCAGCTCCGAAAACTGTGCGCCAAAACGCTCCGCGCTGGTCGCTCCAGACATGTCCGTCATCAGGTTTGCCCTGGGGAAGATCGTCCCGAAAAGCGGCAGCACAGCCACACTCTGCACCTGACGAGCGGGTGGACGGGCTGCTCCATGAATTCGGGCCTGTATTTCCTCCGCCTCCAGTTTTTCACCGGATACATGCCGGATCACGATCTCCTGCAGGATGATCAACTGACGAGGCAGGATCGCCCAGGGAGTCTCCATAAAAGCCTGCAAAACATAAAATCTCGTCATTGCCCGTTCCTCGCGCGAATCAAGCGCCTCCTCCAACCTGGAATCCGCACCCATCTGATACGCTACCTGCTCGATTGCTTTAGACCTTGGCATTTTGTGGCGCTCCAATCTCGCCGTTATTACGGCTCATCCAGAACTTGTCACCATCCAGATAACTGTTCTCATCTTCCAGTTCGCGCGCTTGGTTCGGCTGCATCGTACCTGAGCCGATCCGGATGGCATACAACTCCGCGCGGCTCTTGGCATTCGTGCGCAGGATCGCGGCGCGGTTGAATTTGAAATATGCACTCTGTTGATCCGCTTCGCTCAGCCAGTGCAGACGCCCGGCTTGTTCCAACTGCACCAGATGCGGGTCTAATGTTGATTTGAGATAGTCCAGGTCCTGCTGTTCGTTGCTCTGATAGCTTTGCTTCCCCAGGTTTAACTTGTACCCCGGGTACTTGAAATAATTGGCGATCTCCAGATCGGTGTTGTTCATGCTTTCCATGAATTGCGCATCCCTGAATTGCATCGTGATCGGCTCGAACTTCGTGACCTTATTGTCGAAGACGATCAGATTGCCTGCGTTATCCGAACCGCTGACTCCATCGCTGTATGCATCCCGATATTTGTCCCGCCCACCTTTATCGAGCAGTGCATTGACCTGGATATAGGCCGCCGGGTTCAACCCCTGCCCTTGCACGCTGCTCTGTGTCGCAGACATTCCCATCCGCAACCCGACAGTCTCGCGCGCATACTCCAGCACAGACCGGCCCCAGATGCCATTCGTCGAATTGATCATCACAGGCGCCACTTCGACAGACGGAATAAATTTCTTTTCCCCGTTGGGAAACCGCACTTCGTACCACAGATAACCGTCCGGGTCCAATTTCGGCGCGGTCACGTTGGTGGGTAGGATGAATAACTCACGCAAGGCAGGTGGAGGCGGCTGCCAGATCAACGAATTTCCCCAGGACAAAAGCCACATCGCAACGGTTTTCTTGAACACGAATGGATTCATCCAGCGGTTCGGAGAGACCTCCAGTAGATACGAAATATTCCGCACATTCGCATCCGGCGGGATGCGTTCGGTCTTGCCGTTCGCACTGCGAAACATCTGCAATGGCATACTGGCGATATCGTCGCTGATGCCATTCAAACAACGGAAATATGTTGCGACCCTTTTTGCCAACTCCGGATTGATCGGCTGCCGTGACCTGGTCTGAGCGCGTCCCGCGTAGAGGCTGCCGCCCTGATCGGGAACGCCTTGCATTTTCGCAGGTGGTTCAGCCTTCGCGTAAGTCAATGCACCGGTGACGATCATCCCGCACGCTCCTTCCTAAAGCTGTATGTAACGTGCGGGATCATTGGTTAGCCTTTGCCTTTCCGATCAGAAAACCAAACAATAAACAAAAAATGCCGGCAGAAAAAAAAGCAGCTGCAGGATGAAGAAGGTAGGCTCCAGTAGTGATCAAGGCTGCTCCCAGCCAGTAGAAAATATCATCAAGATAATTCCTCACCGGTATGCCCCAAAGAGATCCACTAGTGGACCGCTCATGGCTCTGATCCGCTCCGGATGCGGCACGCTGTTTCGGCAGTCCTCCACCCACGGACGGATATAGAAATCAAGCGGATAATCGAACATCGGTGAATGATAGGTGGAGGGTAGGCAATGTTTCACCGGTCCCTGATAGCAGTCCATCCCGCACAGGATGACCGGATCACATCCCAGCCACAGCGCGAACCAGGTGGCTGTGTTCGAGCTAAAAAATCCAGTCCAGACATTCGCAACATCGAAGATGACATCCGTAGTCGGTTCCGGGCTGACATGCACCGCGCGGTGAGCGCGCACTGCTTCCACCTGCAGCGGATTGGTTTCCGGTGTATCGTTGTAGACCATGAAATCAGGCTGGCAATAATAGAACGCGTGATAGTTGACGGCGATCAGCACTGCTTCAGGAGGCACGCGCTGTAGGTCATCCGGCAGGCTTGGACCTCCGCCCAGGATTGCAGCTGGCTGCCCAATGAAAAGATCGCGCATTTCCGAAAGAGGTTTTTTCAAGCATCATCCCCTGAAAATTTTGCCAACTAGCCAGCTTCCAACACTCCAACCAAAACCAGCACAAGCGCCAGCTGCGATCAGCCACACAAAATTCAATGCAGTCCAGTCAAACATTCATACTCCTTTCGACGAGCGCATGGATCGCATCAGCCAGGCGGATGATCGCAGCCGCTATCGAGGCATCGTCACTGGTGCCCAGCTCGATCACATCCACGTATTCGATATCTGCATCCCTGACCCGGCACCAGGCTGTCTTGTAGGGCGGCTTGAGAAAGATCGGGGGATTGGGCACCAACCAGGCGTAGGGAATCCCGCCAACCGAGACAACGCGATAGGCTTCCAGAACGGTTCCAGCCGGGGCAGCTGAACTGACTTCCCTGGCGCCCTTACTGCGGGGGATCGGCTTATCCAGGATCACGAGTCCCGCTGTGACTTTGACGATTAACAGATATTTCGCTTCCATGTGTTCCTTAAACGCAAACGCCCAATGACCTAAAGAGATCATTGGGCGCGTCCTCCAACTGAGTGTGTCCCGGACTGCACCAGGACCGCAACGAGTTATTTAATTGATTGGCATTATAACTCCGAATTCAGGGGGTCATCTCGGCTATCTCATAACTGCCAGACAATATTCACAAGTGGTTTTCTCTGCCTGGACTGAAAACTCTTTCTTGGTGTTGCTCTTATGACCGCATAAAGCCACATATGCATCTGCCAATCCAGGGACAACCTCAAGACGAACGAGAAGATGAATGGTTACTCTGATCAATCTTGTCCTTCTTCCGGAAGCGAGATCCAAACAAGGCGAAATCTTGTGTTCCCGGGGAGCTCCGATCGAATACAAGAAATCTTGTCCTTCAGCTGGGCTGGATATCCAAACAAGATTGTTACTTCCTTTTTTCAATTGAAAAACCAAGCATGAGAATCAAAGTCGCAAACAGCACGTGTCCATCTGAAAAAGCAGCGAGGGCGCACAATGAAGTAAAAAGGTAAATCCAACAAAGTGGCTCCTGTGACCACTCTCGGACCCGATCAACAAAAGCCATCATTGTTTCAATAAAAAGACCGCGAATATTTCGAAGGGAATTTATCATGATCCAATTATACTCATGCAGCTTTCTTGTATGGCGCCAGGTCCGCCGGCAGAGACAAGACAGTCTTGTCCCCGAGCTCAGCTGGATATCCAAACAAGATTTCTACAACCCAAACTCATCCGAATTCACGTACTCCTGGTACCGGGTCTGCTCGCGCAGTGGCTGGATCCGGAACAAACCATCGATGCCGGCAGCCAGCAGGTCCACGCGCTTTGTGTCGCCGGCGTGTTTCTTCGAAATCATAATATTTTCTTTTGTATCGACAATCTCCTGCGCGTTGCTCACACACCAGGTGAGCAGCGGCGATCCATCGTGTACAAGTTTTCCACTGGCTACCGCCTCCCGAAATAATTTTGTTGGCTCATTGAGATTCGGCATCGTCTGCCGCACTTCGATGGTGGTATAGCCCAGATCATCCAGCTCGTTCTTCAGATGTGTCGCGTTGTATGGATCATAACAAAATTCATGCATCTGCCAGCCATTCAGCGCCGCGTAATGATACTTCAGCAGCCTGGTCATTGTTCGTTTTTTTTCTTTTTCATCATCCACAGCCAATTCATCGGCGAGCAGCTTCCCGTTGATGGCTTCGATCTGATCGATCAATGTTTGATAATCGGTCACATCTCCCTGGGTGATCGTCAGCCAACCGGCTTTCGCCCAATCCCGATAGGGGATCTTGTCTGTTTTCCGGTGTCGATCGACCGCGCCCTCCGGCATGAATCCGTGAGCTGTGATCCCGATCCGATCATTCGGCAGTGCGAACACATACCCAAGCGCTGTGAGATCGATCTTCTTGGAGAGATCGCCGCCCACGATGCACAAGAGTCCGCGCGTCATTCCCAGGAATGCTTCACGCGACACCGCGCATTTGTCCCACTGGCTTTGCTGGCTGCCCTCACCCACCATGTAGTCGCCCATGTAGCTGTGCTCATTGCCGTGCTGCCATTTATTTAAGTTCTTGATCCGGAACGAACGGATCTTCTCCGGAATTTTCGAACCGAACGCAGTGTCATGCTGCTGCTTTAATTTCTCCAACCCTTTCGGGGTGCTCGCGCGCAGTGGATTGGACTTAATCCAATTACGAGGATCGTGCTCATCATCATGCTCATCCATTTCGCGGATGATGACAAAATAACGTTCGTTTTTCGTCGCGTCGTCTTTATCGCTCACCGCTCCCTCGAGGATCAGCTTGCAGTATTCGTATTCCTGATGACATGGGCTCTCGACATCATCGCCCGCGGTGGTGATCGTAAAGATCAACGGCTGCGCCCTCTGTCCCTGCGCAGTAGACATCAGATCAAATAATTTGGATGTTGGGTGAGCATGATACTCATCGATGAATGCACATGACGGATTGAATGAATCTTTGTTCTTGACTTCACCCGAGAAGGCTTTCATTTCGCCACCGCGCGTCCGATGGCTCATCTCGTACTTGGCAATGCGTAAGCGTTTGCGAAGGTCCCGGCTTTTTTCTCCCATCGTCATCGAGTAGTTATACAACACGCGCGCCTGGCTGCGGTCCACTGCCGTGCAATAGACCGAGGGTGATGCCTCCATATCTCCCACCATCATATAGAGTCCAATGCCCGCGCCGCGCGTGGTCTTGGCATTCTTGCGAGCTTCGGTCACGAATGCCATATTGAATCTGCGCAGGCCTGTTTCACGGCCATTGCTACGCTTGATTTTCTCCAACCTGGAGACCCAGCCGAAAATGCAGCTCACTTCGAAAACATGGGCGGGAATCAAATCAATCGGCTGCCCCGCAAATTGACCTTCCACGTGTACCAGATGCTTGAACCATTCTTTCGAAACAAAGATTGCCTGTTTCTCATCGAAAATCCATTGCCACTCCGGATCGCGCGGCGGGACCGGTCTGCCCGTTGCCTTTTCGATTCGCCTGGCGAGTAATCCCGGCAGCTGCCCAGCGCTCGCCAGGTCATAAAGATGACGCAAACATGCAAGCTGTTCCCATCTGCCTGTGACGATGGTTTGCTCCACCGCGTTCACTGCATACTGAGTGGCCGGATGCATCCTACTCCATCGTTATTTAACCTGACACATAGTAAGCACCGATTGCAACAACTCCTCTGCAACAGTATATGCATCGCTGCTTAACTTATGGCGTACGATATCGCCGGGTCTCAAACTCACATATTGATCTTGATTCATAGCTATATCCTTTCATCAATCAAACTTCTCCCCGAATTCATCTTTGGGCGGTTCATCCGCGCGCTTTTTGATCAAACGCGTGCGCGCGTCCGGAGTGAAACCTAATCTCTCCGAATATTCCAGGATCCGCCGCATATAGGTTTGCAGGATTCGGTGATCATCAATTGTGAAACGCGTCTTCGAAGAAATCTTCTTGTATTTCGATACCCCTTCGCAGAACAATGCCAGGATCTCACTATCCAGCGCATCGAGCATATCCTTGCCACCATTCAGCCCGGCGATCTCAGTGATTTTCTTATCCCAGATCTCGCGCGCTGATTTGCTCAGCCAGATCGGAGGCTGGATGCTCGATTTATCCTCGCGCTCGAAGGCTTTTGCAGCTTCCTCGCGCGCTGATTTCTCTTTCGCAGTCCAGTGTTTTCCTCCATTTTTCTTCCCCACATCCATGGTTTTCGCAGCAACGGTCCTGGCAGGCATCTCAGCTCATGACCTCAACTCAACCCCAAAAACCATTGAAAGCGGATTGGGGACACTTTCACGCGTTGGCAGCCACCGCCGTTCTATCCCCTCCGCTCGAAACTTTTTTTGAGGGGGGCTATAGATATCGTGATTACACATGCCAAACTTCTTCTGCTGTCTTGTTGGAATGATGCGGCTTGCATAATGATTGCAAGTTACCCTGGTCAAAGAACAGCTGCGGATCGCCATGGTGCGGCGTGATGTGATCGACCTCGGATGCCATCACATGCGCATTCGTTGCCAAGCATTCAACACACCACGGCTCCTTGGCCAGCTGGGCCACACGCATAGACTTCCACTGCTGACTGTTGTACAGCTTCTTGACCGCAGGATCACGGACCACGATCTTGGTCGAATGAGCAAGGCATCTCCCACCCTTGACCAGCACATTGCAGCCTGGATAGGTGCACTTCCGCAGGGACGCGTATGGCATTGCTCAGCGCAGACTCCGATAGCCAGGCGTGCGCCGCCTGTTGAGGATGAATGCAGTACCGACACCTGCCAACGCCAGCACGATCAGGTGGATGATTGTCAAGAGTATTTGGTCAGGAATAAACGCGAGCAACTTTAAACCAAACTCAAATACAGTGACTACAATCGCAGCCAGGACAGCAGCCAGTTCAACGGCAAAGCCTCGTAGGTCTAATCCCCATCGCACAAACACATAGCTGAAAGCGGCAGTAAGCAACGACGTGATCAATCCCAGGATCAAGATCTTGGCTTCATCAGGCAATGCGACGAAAGAAGCAAACATAATTATTCTCCTTGTTTAAACGACAACACCCGACATAGATAATCTATATCGGGTGCATCAACCGACAGACCGTCTCAGTCTAAAACCGAGACTGCAACAAGTATTCAATTGGCGTTGGCATTATAGCTGACAACGCTGCGCCAGCTGCAGAGCGGCTGCTCTTGCAATCTTCCACTGCTTCAGGTAATGGACACAACTCAGATAAGTGCATTTGATCCTGCGCGCATCCCCGATGATCTCAGCACGGATGTGGACGCTCTCCGGAGGAATGACACTGGACGCAAGAGAAACTTCATACACAGCCAGCGCAGTCAACTGTTGACCCTCGTCTTGCACATAATGCAGCTCACCAATGATATGACTGTGTGGATAATCGCTGAGCTGATCACCTCTCACGCACTCACCAGTGCATAGAAAAAACTTTCGAATCTTCGATGTGTTCATGTCTATCGTGCAAACGCCGCAGCTAGCAGCGGAATGACCCAGGAGCGGATGATCTCCAGGATGAGCAGGAGCAGGAGTGCTTGAATGACTCCGGCGAATGGCGGCTTGGTTATAAAGTCCCACCTGCCTGGTGTTGTACTGGCTTTTACAGCCTTGATACCTCGCTGAGATTCACCCACGCCCTTCTCAGCTTTCTGTTTTGAGATGATCGCCTGGTCGCGTTCGGCTTCCGTGCGTTCCAACCGGTTGAGCAGGAAATCATCCATGATCTCCAACATGAATCTATCATGCTGATTTGTGATGGTCGCTTTTTGCTTCGCCAGCGCTACCCGTTTCTCCCGGACCTGCTCAATGGACGCTTCCATGCGCTCGATGGTGGAGTGTGCCATGTCCCGCTCTGCCTCGCTACTATGGAGCTGTCCCAACATAAACTGCTCTGCCAGTGCGGTGATCTTGTCGTCCGTTTGAGTAAGGCGCTTCTCGAACACTGCCAGCCGGGCACTGATATTCCTCTCCATACTCCACGCAGCTGCCGGTGGTTCGGTCGCAGCTGCGTGGGTCTGCGGTTTCTGGTATCTGCGCTCGCGGGTCGCCTTGGTGGGCATGTTAGCTTGCCATCATTTTCATAAAAGCATCCACGACATTTGGATCGTAAAGTTCACCGGACTTCGCCTGGATATAGTCCAGAGTGAATTTTTTCGATAACGCAATCCGATAAGGCCGGTTGCTTGTCATTGCATCGAACACATCCACGACCGTGAACAACCGCGCACACTGCGGGATCTCATATTCTCTCAAACCTCTTGGATAACCGCTTCCATTCCACAATTCATGATGACAGTAGGGAATATCCAGCGCGCACCCCTGCAGAAACTTGATTGGAAAAAGGATTGTATAAGCAATCTGTGGATGCAGCTGCATTAATTCAATCTCCTCAAGATCCAGCTTGCCAGGTTTATGCAGGATGGCATCCGAGACAGCCATCTTGCCTATATCATGCAAGAGCGCACCGCGCCGGAATCCAATTAACTCGCTGTCTCTGAAATCCATTGCCCGTGCCAGCTTATCAGCCAAGCCTACGAGACGGAGAGAATGACCAACTGTTTCTTTGTCACGGAATTCCAATGCCCTTGACCAGCTCTGCAACGTCTGATCATAAACTTGCAGGACTTCAGCGTTAGCCTTTCCAAGTTTATGGATAAGTTTTTTTTGCATCGTGGTGTTTTGAAACACAGAGACAAAAGTGTCCTGCTCAAACGAATACACTGAAATGTCGAACCACATTTCAAGTTCAGGGAGATACTGCTCAAAACGCTCATGCCGTTGTGTCCTTGCTACACGCGCATAAGTTTCCAGTAGGAGTGGATTGCTTTTATGGATCCCGGGAATCACTTCGGAAACTTGCCTATTCACCACATCTTTCAGTCCGGTTTGTAATTCAAATGCCGGGTTGACAGAAATATATTTCCAATCCACCGCCTTTTCCCCATCATAAATGATCTGACAATAAGCCAGACCGTCGATCATGTGCTCGAACAAAACTTTGTGCAGATGGCCGTTTGGTTTATTAAATGGCATTGATGATGATCCGTTTACTTCCGAACAGACCTGCTCCAACATTAAAAAGGGACAGACCTCATAAAGAGAGCAGGTCTGTCCACTTCGCATTCTAATGCATTATCAAGACAAGGCAATAGGCGATTAGGTTACAGTTTTTGTCTCCGACGTCGGAGATTGGCTTGTGTTACTCTTTGATCGGGGGAACAACGTTGTGCCCATGTCCGGGTGGCTTCGCTGACTTGGCTCCCCTCCACTTCCTGAATGCGAGCATGATGCCGGCTGCGGCTTGCTGGTTTTGCTTCAGGTCCTGCTCCACGAATTCAAATATAAACGCATCGCCTTCCGCTCCCTCGGCTGCTTCTAGTAAGTTAAGCGCCAGGTCCCTGGCTGCGTCGGGTTCGAGTTGGATCGGGTGGTCCTTCGGTTGGTTTTCTATTTCGAGTTGCACGAAGGCTTTGCGTGTGTTGGCTCCATAGCCGGTCGTGACCATGAAGGTTATCTCTTTACTCATCGCTTGTTCTCCTTTCTACTTCTTCGCGATTTTCAAGCCTTCATCGTATGCGCTTCGAAGCCGCTTGAAATCATTCTCATCACCACCAGCATCCGGATGATGGACCTTCGATAGCGCCCGAAACGCGTTTCTGATATCCGCCTTGGATGCGTCAGGCTTTACACCAAGAATTTCATACCAGGGAGATTTGCCGCTCCCCAGCATCAGCACACTATCATCAGGCGTCGCAATAAAGCCCGCGAAGACACTATCGAACTCCTCATCGAAGGATGTCTCACTCATGTCCACGCCATAAAGCTCAAGCGCGCGGTAGAGAAAATCGATTTGAAGTCCGATCGCACGCAGGTTGTCAATTGAGTCTTCCCAACGCGTGCACTCACGTACATAACGCCTGCCGGTACGATCAAAGATGACCTTCACTCCCCCACCCATCACGTCCTGCTCGATGCGCAGTGACGTGGCTCCGATCTTGGTCATGATCCTTTGAAGATCTTTGACTGTTGTTTGTTGTGTTGCTGAAAATCTACGAGCCATTATTGTTTCTTCCTCTCAATTTCCATCGTAAGGCCTGCCTAGTTATATTCGCCATTGCTTCGATGATGGATTGCGATTGTCTCCACTCACGAGACCTGGGTGGTTTCTTCAAGCCCAGCACGATCAATAACCCTTCATCCTTCGGCAGCCAGTCACCTCTGCTGTTCGCTATGCGGTTCAAAGTTCCAGGTTTTACGCCCGGATAATCGTCACGCGCGATAGTGCGATATGACCGTCTGTTTTGATTTTGCCGCAAGATGCGATTTGCGAGTTTTTTGGCACCCACCTTGCCATTGGTCATTTTACGCATCCCCTTTCGCCCAGGGGGGTGTCACAACTTGTGACACGCATCCTGGGACTTGTCTCGCGGCTGATCAGGACTGGTTTTGGCATCGCCTAGAATTTCAGCTGTTCCGCGCGCTGTAGGGCAAAGCGCGCGCTCATCCTGTAGCGGCTGCCGTTCTGCTCCGGGACGGGTTGGACTTTCTGCACCGTATAGGGAAAATGACTCATCACCGTTTCCCATTCCTTGAGACTTGGAAACTTATCATCGCGTGTGATCGCCAGATGGACATCACTCTTGAGATATACCAGCTCGATTCGCAGACCTCTGCCAAGTTTTCTAACGACCTTCTGTCCAGCCTTCGCCTTTGCTTCAGCGAATTGATCCTCGAGGATTTCATGCAATCTGTTCATGGTTATTTTCCTTTCTTCAAAATTCCTACTTGGAGGATATTGCCCTAGTCATCTTCAAATTCTTGGTGATGAAAGAGATCTTCATCGAGATCCCATTCATCACCAGAAAGCTCATCATCCGTCAGCGAAAACAGCATGCCTTGATCAGTCGAGCTCACGCTCACACCCTCCGCCAGGATTGGCACTCCCTTATCTAATTCCCATGCTACTTCAGCGGGATGAATATCGAATCTCCTGGCAATGCTCACCACCAGCTTCTCGCGTTGCTCGTCAGTGATCGCAGCCAGATCTAGCATATACACCTCTGCATTCTCATGCTCAGGCACATTCGCCTTCGCTGGCAGAATCGATTTAATCGGCATGGTCGCATTTTCAAAAACCTCAATCCATAGAGCACGTCGCTGCTCATCGTGGATTGTTGCAGTAGTGGTCCATTCATCTTTTGTGTTCATATTTTCCTCTTTCTTGTTTCGAGATCTGCGCAGCTGCAAGACAAGAGTGTCTTGTATGGCGCCAGGTCCGCCTGGCTAAACAAGAAATTCCTACTTGGAAATCTTGTTCCTGCAGGGAGCTCCGCTCGCACACAAGACGTTATTCACTTCGCATGCCCGTTGAATTGCGACAGTCCCAGGGATGTGAGAACTGCCGAAGCAGCATACTCACCCGTTTCGAGCGCATTCACCGCGCGCAGTTCCGCATCCGCTTTGTGAAGTGCTGCCTGAGCTTCATCCCGTTGTTTGATGATCTTCGCCTTGATGGCTTTCAGTTTTGCGCCACTGGCTTTGACCAATGCCACATGCGCGGTCACCGACTCAGGCAGATGAATGCCCACATATTTCGCCGCGCCATTATCAGCATACGAATACCAATATGGACCATGCCCATCGCCGGTGTTGCATTTGCAGCCCGGCTTTCCACACTTCCGATACTGCTGGCGATATTGCACGCCATTAACTTTGATATCACTCATGGTTGCACCATCCTTAGAGCAAGTTGATAATATTCTTGCAGGTTCAAAAACCCTTCGTGAGTTCCGCCCGTGTCGGGATGTTCTTTCAGTGCGGCTTCGTGATATGCGCGTTTCACGTCCTCAACAGTGGCTTCTCTTGTCAACCCCAAGACTTTTAGACAATCAGGGATATAAGCACTCCACTCTGCCCGCTTTAGATCGTATTGCCTTTTCCCCTCCTCGGTCTGAAAGTGTACACACCATGTTCCATCGTGCCAATAAACCCCTCCTTCGGCTTCGAGTTTGGCGCGGTCTAATCTCATGGTTTTGTGCCACGGTCCTCCGTAGGTATATTCAACGAAAACACATTTCTTTGTTTTTTTCAGGATGCGATACGCCCGCCATTCGTCAGGGACGCGGCTATCATCGTGATCCATGTGCCACTCATAAAGAAATTCAGTTGCTTGGGTTGCGTTCATGACTCATCTCCATCCTCGATCATCCCCAGAAGATCATCACCATACAACGCGTGCTCGAACTCCGGAAACATTTCCCGATGCAGCTGATTGACCTCGCTCAGCACACGTCGGATCATATTCATCCGCTCAGGCGTGACTCCCAGCGTCAGCGCCTGGTAGGTGAATAACCACAGCCCGCTCAGCTTACTTCCCAACAATAGCGCTTTCATTTGAAATTTATGGTAACTATATACATGTCTCACCTGATTGATTATCTCCGCCCTCTTTCTCTACCCAAAATTTTGGGTAATCAAGAATGCCGCTTTCAAGGTCTGCTATGTAAATTTCATAGCAATCACAGCACACAAGAGAGCCATCTTGATAGATGTCTGTTTTGCATAAAGTGCATGTTCTATTTGGGGTTATTGACTCCATGTTTCTTTTTCCTTTTCTTCTTGGGTTTCGGTTTCTCGATTTCCTTTGGAGGCACTTTGATTAGTTTCTTCATCAGGTCATCAAACTTACCGAAAGAGTCTGAGTTGCTTGTATTCGGTTTTTTGGATGAGTTGGGCATACTTCAATCGCTTTCCCGCAACCATCGAAAGCACTTCGGTAAACCGTGTGCTGTCGTTGCCACGTCTATTATTGAATCGGAATGTTTGCTCATCAAGATAACGAAACAGATGAGCCGCTTCACAACTTACATAAGTCCCGCGAAGGGAACGCTTGAACAAAGACCAGTAATTTTCAATGCCATTCGTGTGAATGTTTCCCTTCACGTATTCGGTAGCATGGTCAATGCTTTCATGGATGAATTCATCCATGCCGTTATAGGATTGCAGGGCATCCGTGAAAAGGTTAGAACCTGCTTCAACGCTCTTTCGGATTTCGGGTTGCAGGGTTTTCTTCTTGGTGTTTCTCACCACTTTTGTTTTTACCTTGCTGGATTTATCCCCCGCGTTCCTTTCCAACAGACCAAACACAATAGCCTTACCAACCGTCCCGCGCCCTTGAACTCCCATTGCTTCGCGCTTCCACTTGTGCATGTTTTCAGCCTTGCCGCCTATGTAGGTTTCATCGGCTTCAACTTCGCCACTCAGGGTTTCAAATGTTCCCGATTGCATAGCCAAGCGGATGCGATGCAACATAAACCAAGCGGTCTTTTGAGTCACTCCAAGAGCGCGGGCAATCTCGCACGAGCTAATACCGTTCTTCGCATTGGCAATCATCCAAACACAGGGAAGCCATTTATTCAAGCCGATAGGACTATTCTCGAAGATCGTACCGACCTTGACGCTAAACTGCTTCTTGCAGGCTTTACACTTCCAAGTTTGGCGGGTGGTCAGATATGAGTGTTCTTTGCCTCCACACTTGGGGCATACAACCCCATCAGACCAACGCAGGCTTACAAGATAGTCATGCGCTACGTCTTTATCGGCAAAGTAGATTATGGCTTGCTGTAGTGTTTGCGGTTTGTCAGTCATCAGGGTGTAACCTTTTCCAAATTTCATTTACTATGAGTTTCGGTTCTTCTGGTTTAGGCTGTTCTTCTGTTTCCAGATCAGGATTTATTTCTTTGAGAAACTTTCTATTGACTCTTGACTTGGAAGCGTACAAGCAATTCAAGGCACGTATTATCAACTGGAAATCTTTACGGGCATCACCTGTAAGAAAAGACTCGAACACTTCGCGTTCGCCTTTGTATGCTCGAAACTTCTTGTTGAATTCTGGTTCGGGGGCGGGTTTTCGTCCCGCCCCTTCTCTCTTGCCACCATGCGTTTTTTTGTTCATCATGGCTTTACTTCCAGAGTTTCCAGCCGTCTACGGGTTCATCTTTGACATCGGTCACAATCTGGGGGAACCACATGCGGAGCCATCGCTTATTGCTTTCGTGCCACTCGCAAAGCGTTCCGTCCTCGAAGTGGCTATTGCACAGTTGTTTGATTTCAACCGCAAAGCGTTCGGTTTTTTTGCCATGCATGTTTTCGTCAACGACGGTAACAAAATTGGCTTGATAAATAACCTTGTCGTCAAAACCCTTGACTCCGTTGTAGTACCTGACTTCGTGAATTTGCTTGTTCATGATTGCGTTTCCTTTCGTTTGTTAGTTTCTTGTCCGTTGAATTCAGTATACTACAATCAAGAGCAGAAAACATTACAAATTCATTGCAGGAATTCACAGGTGAGACATGTATATAGTTACCAAATTTATTTTGTTCCAACATGTTGCAGCTCCTTGATCGCCTGGTCGAATTCCAACTTGGAGATTGGGCGCGTCCCATCCACGATGCAATTCAACCCGCGCTCACCGCCCGGCTCGAAGACACTGAATGCCCTCACCCACAAAAAACCTGGACTGATATCCCGCGCCTCGCTCAACACCTGGCAGTAGAACGCGGGCATATTCCGAAACTGCTCCGTGCGGCCATCGCTGTGGATGATGCCGGCAATCGGTTGCTCGTTCACGTAGCAATCGCCAGGCTTCAACGCCATTTGCCAGCCCTGGGCTTCCACATCTTCCCCGCTCAGCATATTTTGAAATCTCATTCTTCCTCGCTTTCAGCATCGTCATGCTGCGGTCTTGGAATTCCCTTGATTTCTTCGAGCCAGGACCGCGGCATCTCGTTGTTCTGAATCCGTATAATTGCCAAGCCTAGTCTTTCACCATCTCGCAGATCGCCGACATGCGCCTTGATCAATTCAGGACTGACATGCTCCAGGAGAGAGATCTGGGATGCCTTCGGTTCTCCAATCATCACAGATTGGCACATCGCCAAATTTTTCCCAAATGTCACGCCATGGGTCAAATAGAGCGTTGAAGGAGTGCCAGGTCGCGGAATTTCCGCGACCTGGGTGTCTACTACTACTACTGAATCTATTAATCTATTACTTAAGTCTATAGTAGTAGTAGTAGTAGTAGGGCCAGAACGCGGAATTTCCGCGACCTGGAATTTGGCGGTTTCCAATTTTGGCTGTGTGAAACCTGGCAAAAGGTCTGCCCCGGGGATCCATAAGACCCGTCCATGTGCGGCAATCTGCTTTCCGATGAGTCCCATGCCCTTGAGCTGCTTCAGCCCGTCGCGTGCGGTTTCCTGGTTGAGACCGGTCCACGTGCGGACTTCATCCAGATCTAAAGCGGCTCGGGCGAATAGGAAAGCCAAAACGATCTGCGCAAGACTGCCCTTGGTTGAACGCACCATTAAGATTTGATGATCTGTGGACATAATAGTCTCACTGCTTGTTTTCCACTTGCGTCCCAACAGGAATCCCCACGATCTCCACACCCTTGTCAGTCGTTTTGATCGCACCTTGCCTAAGCAACTTGTCACGTCGTTGCTGGATCGCTTGTCGAGACTTGCCGAAAGTATCCGCAACTTGCTGATCACTTGCTTGCGGGTTGTCACGCCAGTATGCAAGCAAGGCTTCATCTTGCACGACTTGCTTGTCAGCTTGCTTTCTTGCTTGCACAACTTGCGGCTGCAACTTGTTAGCTTGCTTTGCAGCTTGCGCCTGCAACTTGGCCTTTGCTTGCTGTCTCTCCACTCTTTCTTGCCTTGCTTGCTCTCTACCCTGGTTGCGTTCCTGGATCTTGATGGACAGATCTGCGCGGAGCGCATAAAGCCAGGCGCCCGCCACACCCATCAGGATGAACGGCATCGGAGCATAGACTGCCAGTTGAGGAAAGATGTGAGTCAAGACCGTCATCAGCAAAGCCACCACTGTGTATAAGACAGTCGCAGCATAGGCCTGACCCACCGGCGCGCTTAACTTCTGCGCCTTCTCATTGACAGTTAGACGGTAATTGAAATCCCGCATCTGGATGGCCGTATTGACCGCCACGAAACCAAGTCCTTCGATCACCAGCGCGCTGACCACCGCCACGGGAAATGGAAAACGTAAAACATCTATCGTCGCCTGTCCAACCATCCAGGCTGTTGGCACCGGTGCCAACAAGGGAAGATATTGCAAAACTCGATCTTCAAGTTTCATAGCTCAGCTCCTGAAATAATCCACTAGCCACTGCTCAACTAGATAAAGACTCAGCCCAAACCAAATAATAACTATGGCTTTCGCCACAAGCCACTCAATGTCATTTGGAAGTGCCCACATGAGACCGAAGGGGATCCCACTGCCAAATAAACTGATCATGACCAACGCAGCCTGTCGTTTTATTTCGTAGGCTGCACTTTGGGCTATTTCCTCATGTTCCTCAAAATATCCAATCGGTTTCGGCCATCTTCCGATTCTGTTGTGTTTGCTATGGTTGCAAAATTCACAGGCTGTTACAAGATTGTCGATTGATGTTTCACCACCTTTGCTGAACGGATACACATGATCAGCATGAAATGGTCCATCTTTATCTCCGCAATAACGGCAGGTGTAGTTGTCTCGTTCAAATACCCTTTTCCGGATTTCTGGATCCATACGTTTCATCAGATCACCTTGATCCATACAGATTTTCGTTTCTTCGCTTTTGGTTTGACGTGGCGCTTTTTCGGTGCCGTGCGTTTGACGACCAGGCGATAGCCTTTCAGCTTGGGACGGACAATGGCATACACCAGGAAGAGCGCCAGCGCAGCCAGGATTCCAAGGAGGAGGTAGAACCCAAACATTTCAGTCTCCTATCTCATGAAAATCACGGCAACGACCATCATGATGCCGCCCACGAACATGATGAAACCCAGGAGGATATCGATACGATTGTTTTCCATGATTGCTCCTTTTTTCTACTACTACTACCCAGCCACAGCGTCTGAATCGGGCGAAATATGCCTGTTTTCAGTAGTAGTAGTAGTAGTAGTAGTAGTAGAGGTTAAATACTCAATTACCTGATCAACCTTTCGGCACCAGGAGTTACCTGCATAAGCCTTTCCTAATAGCTGAGACACTTTGCTTTTGCTCATCGACGGAAACCATTGCTCACGGATTGATCCTGCCAATTGGATGATCTCGCTACCTTCTGGCAGTATCTCCATAACAATCGGCAGATGTTCATGCATCTCCACGTCGACCGTTGCAGCTTGCGCGCTGACCAGCTGGCGGACCGCATCCGAGACCGGCGGATAGATCACCTGGAAAGATTGGAACTCGATCAGCTTGCCTTTCCAACTGATCAGTCCGCGTCCCAGCACATCCGGCAGCGCTTCTGCACCCTTGTAACCCAGCATCGTCACGCTGTCGTTGTGATGAGGCACGCGGAACGCAACCCGCGTCGAGAGATTGGTCTTCGCAAACATCTCCGCCTGGGTGGGTTGGTTCGTGGCAATGATCGGATAGAGTCCCACATAGCGGTAAATGCGGATCATCTGCTTGAGCAGGATCTTGACGCTATCGGGCAGGTCCGCAGCTTCATCCACGAACAGAGCCACCGGCAGAATGAGATCGTTGGGATGGTGCTCATTGTGATCCCAGATATTCACGCATCCGCTCCTGGCTAGTTGCTGTTCACGTTCTGCGAACAAAGTCTGCAGCGCTTCGAACTCCTCCGCCTTGAGCATCAGATGGAAGTTTGGCTGATCTGCATAGCGCATGAATTCAATGGAATGTTTTCCGTCCCAGGCGTACACGAGCGTTTTGCCTCCGTGCAGCAGTGCCTGGATCCATGCATGCTCTTCACCGGTCTTGCCCATGCCAGTGGAGCCACCGATCAGGAACGAGATCCCACCCATGAGCGGGATCCATAACGGACCATTCTCGGTCATGCCTACCGGCAAATGCCAGGCAGAGGTTTGCTGTGAGAAGTCCAGTGCAACCGATGCATCGAGCGCGATCGGCACACGCGGCGTTTCAAGCCCCACCTGCAGGAAGAGCCCGCGTGTATTTGTGCGAACGACTCTGCGACCCTCGAGCCGCGTGGAAAGGTCATGGATAAAGCCCTCATTGACCCGCTCCAGTTTGATGGCAGCCGGATCAAACGCCACGATGATTCGGTTGCTTCTCTGCCACAGATAGAACACGGTGCCGGTGGTGTAGTGCATAGCCTTGGTCTGGATCAACAGGTTCAGCGTTTTGAACGCCACCCGCTGGATAAAATCATTGGTCATCATTTTGTTTCAATCTCCTTCCAGTCCTGGTCGAGCACCGTGATGATGTCGCCATTGATGACGTTCAGATCACTGGTATCACCGTCCAGAACTTTGTATCGGTTTTCCAGGTTGGAGGCAGACAATTGTTTCATCATTGCCTGTCCCGCCAGTTGTTTTTGTTGTTTCGTCTCGGACGCGGAAGCTGGAAGACCACGTGTTGCAAGATCGATCATCTGATCCCGCTCAGTGGTTGCATCCTGGCGCACGGCAGTGACTGCCGGCAGTTGAGGTGGCACTCCGAACTTCTTCTCCACCCAGAATGCGAGCATCCTCGCAAGCACATCATTGGAGATCGATCCTCGATAATTGGGGCTGCGGTCAATATCTGTAAAGCTGCCCTGGACGATATCCAACAATGGCACAACGTTACCGCGCGCATCCACCTTCGCCGGTTGATATCGCTGCCAGCGACTGGTCCACATCAGGACAATGGCCAGCGAGAGGACCACAATGAAAAATGCGTATCCAGGCAACTTGCCCTGGAAGTCGTTGATGGCCTTTTGTCGTTCCAATCTCAGATCGTCTTCGATGGCCTGATTAGCCATCTGTGTGCCCTGTGCATTCAGCAGCGCGAATGCCGCGGTAGATGTGGCATTCGGTGTGGGGGTCCAATAACTGGCAGTCTGTGTGGCTGCTGCGACCTGCGTCTCCTGGATGCTCTGTGCGGTCACTGTCCAGTATTGCTGCTGGATTGCCATCGCTGCGACCGTCTCTGTGATGTGCATAATGGGCGCTCCCGCAGTGGCAGTCAAGGCTTGTTCCTGCCATTGGGCCTGCTGAAGTGCGGCATTGGCGGTCATCCGGTTGCCATTGGCGCCAGTGTAGAGATCACCGCCTGGCATTTGATCGTAAGGGACTGCGGGAACACATGCCGCGAAAGCAGCGACCCCGAATAAGAGCAATATGAGGATGAGAATTTTCGCGTGAGCGTAGTGCATAATGTCCGTCCTTATTTCCTCAACCAGGGGAAGAGTTCTTCCACCGGTGAATCTTCCACATCCTGAGTCTGCGCAGGCAACGCCGGTGATGGTGGATTCAACGCTCGCAGAGATCGAAGCAGCTCCAACTGCACCAGGTCATTGATCGTCAACTGCGGACCATCGCGCGGAGCAGTCATTGAGCGTTGAGAATGAGCTGCTGCTGGCTGACTTCTGCGTTTGTAAATAATCCAGAGCACGCCCGCGATCAGCATCAGCACAAAGATAATCACAAGTGTCAGCGTCAGGATCGTGATCAGATTCCCCCAGGCTGAAACCTGTGCGACCTTGGCTGTCTCGATCTGTGCCTGGGCCTGTTGGGCCGTCGCATAAGATTGCGCGCTTGAAGAGACCCCGGAGATGACCACGATGATCAGTAAAACAATGATCACAATATAGAGCATCTCAGTCTCCCTCTCCCAGAATCATTTCCAAAGTCATTTGTCGAATCGGTTGATAAGATTTCCACGCCCCGTTCCCAGGGAATGGGTCCTGGCGTGCAGTGCCGTTTTCGCGGAGTCGCTTCTGAGCGGCTTTGATATCACCGTCGAAATATTTATCTGCCAGCCCATGCAGACCTAAGTGACCCAGGAAGCTGTGATAGACACGGCCCTGCATCGACGCTCCACACCGTGGACAAAAGTCCGGAGCGGGCTTGCTGATGACTGCCTTACCGCCCATTGATTGGATTTTTCTTTTTAGCATGTGGTAGATCTCCTTTCTGCGCCGCGCGCCTCCTTGGTAAGAAACATTTTGTGGATGGCCGGTTCCAGGTTGACATCCAGATCCGGAGAGATCACAGGCACGATGGCAAAGATCGCGGTCAAATTTTGCTTTTTCAGCTCGGCAATCAAGCGTTGCATTATTACTTCTGGATCGAGCGTCTGACGCAGATCGCCGATTAATAGCGAATCGCCCTCGATGAGACAGACTAGAAATTCATCTCCTGAGTTAAGCTGGCCCGCTACATAATCGGTCAATCGCAGGATCGACAGGACCTGCTTCATCATGGCATCGAAAGTTGCGTAATCTCTGTGTGCTTTGTTTATGTCGTGCACGCCATCGACATCAAAAAAAATGATCCAGCGGGCACGGTCCGCAATCTCGGGCCAGATTAGTTTTTTGAATCCGGCCTTGCTATAACATCCAAACGCGTCATTCCAGGCTAGCTCCCGGATCAGTGCGTCTGATTCTTCTTGAGTTCGTATTTTTTGTGGGAACATATTGGTAGATCTCCTTGGTATTTATTTTGGATTTATGCTTCTTGCGAATCCCGCTTTGTGCCCTGCTTGTAGATCGTGCCTTTGCAGATCATCTCGCAGTCGTAATCGATCTTTGTCCAGGTGGGATAAATGACATTGAGAAAATCATGCAGGCCTGCCCAGAGCATGAAGAGCGGTCCCGGAAAACTTTCAACCTTCCCGCTGTCATAAGTGACTGTATAGTTGGCTGTGAGGGGTAACATGTCTTTTATGTTCATTGTGGTGGATCTCCTTTTGCTTTTAGTAAAGCTTGATGTAAAATCAGATTGCAACTGCCCTGCTGGGCTCTTCGTGGTAGATCTGCATCAGCAGGGCAGTTGTACTTTCATCGGCGACGGTCATCGCCGATCCGCATAACAGGCTGGGGGGCTATCCCTGCCTGTTCATGCCATTCCAACACCAGGTGAAAAATGAATGACGATCTCGAAAACTTCCTCGCTTCCAATCCCTATTCGGATTCAACACTTCGCACCTATCGAGACATTCTGAGGCGCATCTTCGCAAGGAGCCAAGATCTCGCGAAGATGACAGCCTCAGAACTACTAACTATTTTGAAGCAAAGCAGTTGGGGAAACGCTCGCCAGTGTCTTGCATTGGCAGCGACACAAAAATTTCTTTCGTGGAAATATGGACATGCACATCCCGCCTTGATCGCCAAGCTGAAACGTATCCAGGGGAAGCCGCAAAGGTCGCTCGATCCTGAAACCGCCCTGAAGCTGCTTGCCTCGTTTGACCCCTACGCCGCAAAAGGTGCCCGAGATCTCGCAATATGTTCACTCGTGCTGGATACTGGTCTGCGAGAGTCTGAAATTTGCAGACTGCAACAGGCATACACAAATCTTGAGCATCGCACATTGCAAGTCATCGTGAAAGGCGGTCAGTGGGAGGCGGCAATCTTTGGCGAAGCGACTGCCATGCGGATTGATCGTTGGATGTCGTTCCGTAAGATTGCCGATGGTCAGGGCTTTCTATTCACGCATGTTCAAACAGGAAAAGGGCTTACGCCCGAGGGACTCTATTCGATTGCCAGGGAATGGGGTCGGAAGATTGGCATACAGCTTTGTTTTCACGACCTGCGCCGTTCGACGGCTGTGATGGGTGTCTTGAATGGCTTATCTGAACGCGCCATGATGGAGCTGTATCGCTGGAAATCGTCTACGATGATCAAGCGTTACACCAGGAATCTTAGATTGGAGCAACTTAGACAATTTCTGGTGGTAGATAGCCTTCTCAAGCTTCCTCCGCCTGATGACCAAGAAAAGGTATAATCTTCATACCCAAAAATTAACTTGGGAACGCTTGCTTCCCAAGCAAGATATCGTGGGTTCGAGTCCCATCACCCGCTTTCGCTAGGTAAAACTAAAGCTATTTAGTTGTTAAGGTGCTTACTCACCTGACGCCTAGCCAAAGCTGGGCGCCTGCTGTTTGCCGCAGCGGGCGCCTTGCGTTTTAACTAGGATTGATCGGACTGACCTTGCTCGTTCTCTTTCATGAGCTTCAACACGCGCTCGAGCTCGCTGACCGGAATAAAAACGGGTGAGGTCCTGCCTTGGAAAGGATCTTTCTTGAAACCTTTCACCTTGCCGGACTGCACCCATTTGGTCACAGTGAAGCGCGAGACACCTACTTTGGCTGCAAATTGTGGAACTGTCATCAGGTCTGTCTTAGTCATACGCACATCTTAGTATACTTATGCTCTGCCGTCAAGGGTTGAAACATTGCAATCTTGTAATACAAAGAATCAGATCCAGCGCGCGGAAAACAAGACGTTCCGACGTCGGAAAAGATTCACCCTCTTGGGATCCATGCCAGGAAAAGGATGAGCAAAACAATAACTGGTAGAAGAAATAAGGCAATCCTTTCCAAACGAACAAACCTCTTGACAATCGGGGTGTTTTTTTCAATGGCTTGCAGAATTGCACTGATGTACATGGATTCCATTTCTTCGTCGTTCATGTTTTGAAAAGTTTCCGTCAACTGTTTCCAGACCGCATTTAATGGTGGATACACATAAACGGGCCACATTCCTGCGATGCACACGATGATGAGCGCGAGATAGAGCAGAGCGATCACGATTAGCACACCCTGGTAAACAGGCAGCCAGGTAGCAGAGATCGGCTTGGTAAAAAGCTGAAGTGCGCCGATCAGAGAAACGATCAAACTAGATGAGCCGAATATCGTCTTGATCGTTGCCTTGATCGAATCGATGCCATTCGATTGACCCTGATACATCCGCTGCATTTCGATGAGTGGAAAGTCGAGATAAGAATGTTTTGTTGTAGTCATGTGCAACTCCTTTAGGACTCAATATGCCAAACGAGAATTCAAAACCAAAACCTCAACCGAAGCCAATTCCGCGTCCAACACCGCCCGTGCCTGAAGAGCCACAGGAAGTGAAAGGCGGTGATAATCCCAAGCCACTGCCGCCAAAGTGATTTTAGCAGAGCGATCTTGTCCCTGGGACCCAGCTGCCAGGCATACAAGAATCTCCGAGTTGGAGAAACGAGACATTCAACGTTGAATAGCCGCGGGGTATAATTTAGGAACGAAAGGAGATCTACCAAATGACTCAGACTCTCACTGCCATCCTCCACAAAGAAGATGATCTGTACGTAGCCGATTGCCCTGAAGTGGGGACCGTCAGCCAGGGACCAACTGTCGAAGAAGCGATTGCTAATCTCAGAGAAGCGACTGAACTTTATCTTGAAGAATTCCCACTCCCCGAAATAAACCATCCGTTATTGACCACCTTCGAGGTGGCGATAACCCATGCCTAATCTTCCGCACCTATCGGGTCGGGAAATTATTCGCGCGCTCGAGCGCCTTGGCTTTGTGCAGGCCCGCCAGCGCGGCAGCCACGTGGTCCTGAAGAAGTCCACGCCAGAGGGAACTGTAGGTTGCGTAGTGCCATTGCATAGCGAAGTAGCAATCGGGACTTTGCGCAGCATTCTCAAACAGGCTCATGTTTCAGCAGAAGAATTTATCCAGGCAGTGAAGGAGGGTTAGCGCGCGGCAATCTTGTCCCAGCAGTTCCGGATCCGGAGATATCCAAACAAGATATCTTGTTTAGCCGGCGGACCAGGTCGCAGCGCAAGAAGCGCGCGAAAACAGAACATGTGTTCGGCGCGCGAAAAAAGCCTACTATTCTGCTTTTGTTTCGGGGGGATTTGTAGGGGTGTAGAAAAAGCCGCGTTGAGTCCGACGCAGCTCGAAGAACGCATCCACATCGCTTTTTGGGATGCGCCAACGAGATTTGATATGCGGATTGATCCGGTAGGCATTAGGAAAATGACCAGCCCCTGCCCAGCGCGCAATCGTTGCAGGACTCACGCCCAGCAGCTCCGCGACCTCTTCACAGGACAAAGCTTCAGGTTCAACCAATACCATCTCCATCTGTAGCATGATTTAATTATAACGTTTGTTCTATTAAATTCAATTATTCCGCCCCTTACAAAACCATTTCATGCGCGTGTAGTCAATAAGCCTCGCGACCCCGGCCCGCGCGCTCGTTCCCTTCGTGATGGCACAGCCCCCTCCAGCCCCTGCCAGCCCTCTAAGGTCACGGAGCTCCACGTGAGATGTAGTGGCTACGCGATGTATATGATAGACCAAGGCACACCGCGCGGGGAAGTGGCTAGATCGATCTAGGATGCCCGGAATCGATGTCACAAACGTGTCACATTTCGCGTGGCGACGAAAAGTAACCCAAACTACCTTCAAACTGAAAATGCCCCTAGATGCCCACAGGAGCGTCTTCCTCGAATCGAGGGTCTATCCGAAGCCGCAAATACAAGACGGCTCTTGTATGCTCAGCTCGAATGGCCTGAAACAAGATGATCTTGTATGGCGCCAGGTCCGCCTGGTGAAACAAGAATAATCTTGTTCGCTCGAGCGGACCGATCGTAAACAAGAAAGCCTGTCACTGATTACTGTCCACTGCCTACCACCCAGCCACCTTCCGCACATCCCAGGCGTGCAAATAAGCCAGGCAGGCGAAGCCCATCTTCCTGCCATCGAAGATCGTCAACGGAATGGAGATCTCCGCAAATGGTTTGCCACTTGGCTTGATCGCCCCCTCGGGCAGCTCGTGCCCCGGACCATTCTGAACCTCGATCCACACTCTTTCCTCTTTCGTTTTTATTTTCAACACTCGCGCGATTGCAACCTGGTTGGCATCCATCCCGCCTTTGTGATCGATCCAATCAACCGGCTTTCCCCAGGATAGATCGCTCATGATCACGCGCGCGTCATCCGCATCCAGGAAGGCATATGCGGTATTGTTTGCACCGTGACCCTTCTCAAACTGCCCAATAAAAAATCGAAGCTTCCCGCGTGTCAGGGAATCTTCGATGTGCAGAAACCGCGTCCTGGTCATGTGTGAAAAAATGCGAGGGCGCGCTGTGGGTGTGCTCATTTCCCGATTCTAAACCCTCGTTATTTCCACACCAAAAGCACAAACGAGACAGTAATACATAACGCTAATTCAATCAACAGTCCGTTGATGATCCCGCGAATGAGCGGATTCATTGAACGATTAAAGACATCATCTATTTCTTGACCGGCTTCTTGGCTGACGGCTGGGAGCTGACTTCTTCCGCTGGCTCGGTCGGCATGGCTTCGATCTTTCGCGCCAAAATGTCCAGCCTCTCCATGAGCTTCTGCACCGTCTCCCGATTGCCTGAAAACTGTGCGCTGTTCAATAAATCCAGGAGCAATTTTTTTTCTTCTTGAGTGAACATCGGTCTCCTTATGTTAGGTGACAACATACTTGACACAGAAACTTCATACTCCATGCCATGACACTTTGCCGTCATCGGTGAACTCAAAAGTTAATCCCAAATGCGATTCAATTATCGCTTTTTCTTCGGGCGTAGCATCCATCAGATGGACAGTGTAAAACTTGCCATGCGTTGTTTGCGAGGCAGGCATTCCCGGCTCATGCCAGTGACCATCAGGTGTCTTTATCCAATCCCTGCGATGGTCGTCCGGTAAAAAGTTTGCGGAGGCTCGAATTTCAAGCAGTCCTGCGTGCGGATTAGGGATGCCATCGAAATACGACTTGTGCGGCCAGCCATATTTCCAATCAGCCCATTCACCACGCGCACCTGCCTGGATTGCGGCAACCACATCAGACGGGTGCATTGAGCCGCAGTAGCCACAATTGCGTAACCTGCCCGTCCAATATCGCTCCCCCTTCGCAATATCAGGCGGTTCTGCATTGTCCCAAGACACGCGACCATCAGGCCACATACCTTGTCCTATTAGATTCATTCCATCACGGTGAGCAATGCTATATTCCATGTTTACTCCTTTTCTGTGTCAAGTATGTTGTTACCTTATGTTATGTCACGATCAGCCTGTAGCAAACATTTGCGGAATACGAGAACGTGCCAGGTGAGCCCACTTTTGCATAATAAATCGCCATACCATAAGAATATGCTGGGTTGGGGGTATCAGCGGCAGAGTCATGATCAGTAAAAACATCATGTGTATCAGCACTGGAGTTGAATGCTCTGAATTGTGCAACGCCTACACCGAGATGAAGTGTTTTTAGTGTGACTGTCCAATAATTCGAGCCGTTATTAGTCCCAGTGATGTAGGTGGACACCGAAACTCTTGTAACATAAATTGCATAATCACCACGAATACGTGAACCATTTCCCGAATCGCCATCAACCGCAAATCCGGACGCATACGGAAAGAAGTGGGAAAGCTCGAAATCTGTCAGCCAGCGCGTTCCATCATAGAAACAGGACCATCCCAGATCAGTCCTGAAAAATCTATCCCCTGTGCTTGGAGAGCCGGGGAACGACGTACCCTCGCCGCCTCTTATTTTCCCTGTGACTTTCATATCCCCTGTCACCTTGAGTTTGTACCCACTCTCCGCCGCACCACCCATGCCGATGGCATCCAAACCGGCATCGACGATCAAGAGGCTGTTGTCAGTATCGCCCCTTATAATCGTGTCTTTATCCGCGCCCCCTTCGTTGATGATTACTGCACCCTCTAAGGCTGTGTCACCAGTCACTTTTAGCTTTTTGCCGCTGGCTACCCCGCCTCCAATCGCGACTGCATCCAATCCCGCGTCAATCTTAAAAAGGTTTGGATCTGTGTCCCCTTCAATACGAAAATCTATATCCGTTCCGCTTTCGTTAAATACGGTAGTTTTTCCGGCTGCCGCCGCCCAGATGACAACCTCACCGCCCATGGAAATCTGACTGCCTGCTGTTCCTATTGTTAAGTCCATCCGGGCAACGTCTGCATTGTCTGGATCTTCAAAAACCTTTACATAGCGGGCGCTTCCGTCCGTGGTTTTTATTTGTAGTTTTACCGATTTCCCTATGTTGTTATTTATCAACTGTATGGCATCATCGCTCACCGCGTGCAGGTACATGCTAATAACGCCCGCGGCGTTTTTAAAGCCCAGGACCTGCACGTCATTCGAGAATGTAATACCAGTTGAATTCATCACCACGTTTCCCCCGCCGGCTGTGATCGCGCCGGCCACTGTGGACATTTCCGCCTGTATCGTCTGTGCGTTCCACGTCGCGCCCTGGGTGACGAGCTGAATGGACGCAGAAGCACCTGCGACCAGTTCGATACGGCTGTCTCCATTGTGCCCGATCACCACAAACGGCGTGTCTTTCAACCAACCGTTCGCCCCCGTCCCATCCACGTTGCGAGTCACGTTGTAGGTCGTTCCCGAAACCAACGACCCTATCAGCATCCACTCCAGGTTGTTCGAGCCGGCACTGTCCGGCCCCTGAATTTTTATCCAGTCGCCAACCGTCAGAGATTTCCCAAAATTCACCGTCGTAGCGCCCGAGGATACATCCGCCCCGAGTTTGCCTGCGTCCTTACTGACGATGATATTCCCTGCAACTGCCATTTGATTACTGGAGGTCAGCAAAAATGTTTTTAGTTCTCCGCGCGCCACGATGTTGTTGAACTCGGCATCGCCGGTGTCTGCTGAGATGTTGAAGCCAGACAGGCCTGTGGAGAAATTGCTTGATCTTACCCGCTTGTTGGCACCGTCGATCTCAATGTATGTCCCACCTGTGTCGCCGATCTGGATCTTGGGAGTGGTGGAATCCAGGACGATCCCTACCAGGCCGCTTAATTTTCTCAGGTATGAACTGGAGATTGTCCATCCGCCGATGGCTCCACTGGTCGCGGTGATGCTTCCCGATATGGTTGCGCTGCTAGCGACCATATCCCCGTTCTCGTAGACCCGGAATGAGGCAAGAGTCGGATTTCCGCTTCCGGCAAAGATGCGGATGTCGTTTCCACCAGTGACTGCTGAAGATAGCCCCACAACCCCTGCCGCGTCGATGATCGTTGCGCTGGCAATGTGCCACCCGCCGATCTCACCCGAGGTCGCATTGATAACTCCTGTGATCTGGGCATTAGAAGCAACTACTAGCCCGGATTCATATACTCGGAAGTCCGCATTGGCAAAGTCCGTATCTCCAGCAAAGAAGCGAATATCATCCCCGCCTGTGATGGTCGAGAGAAGCCCTGCGCTGCCTGCTGCGTCGGTAAGGGCATCTTCGCCTAGTACCCAGCCGCCGATAGTCCCTGAGGCTGCATGGATCCCATCCTCATCCAGCCACACAGCGCCACCAGCTGCATATAACTTCCCATCATCGGCATCTACATAAAACGTGACAGTGCCTGTCTCATCGAATGCAGCCAGGTTGGCGTTGATATTAAACTCAGCGTCCAGGCTTATGGCGCTCATGACCAGGCGCACAATCCCATCTGCTGCCACGGCACGGAAATCCGTCGAACGAGGAGCAGGAAACTGAGATGGCGCTGCATTGATGGTAATGTTTGGCACTGGACGCTGGAACGCCTCGTTTTTCACTTTCATCCGTCGAAGAAGGTTGCGTAACTCCCTGGGATCGGTGTTATTGATAATGTCTTCTGCGTTCATAACAAAGATCCTCTCAGGACCGTGCGCATCGTGCGCTTTGTCTCATCCAGTGCCATTGCCAATAATCTGACAGTCCCTCGCCAGCCCTTTTTTCCTCCAGGAAGATAGATCTCCGATGCATGTGCAATCAGACGATTCCCAGCCCGCAAGTTCGCGAAAGCATCGCCAATGTCAAGCACATCTACGGTGAGATTGAGATACGGCATGGACACGTTGCTCAGGTAATTCTGAGTGTACTGGTTGAGCGCCGACAACTGGGCAACATCCCGAAACTGGATAACTTCGCTGCGAGTGCGGTAGATATTCTGCGACGCCTGGTCTTCGAACACATCAGTCTCCAACTGCTCCGATTCCGATGTCTGGCCACTAATGCCTCTCACGCGGTTGATCGCGCCACCATCCACAACAGCATCGACCACCTTCATGTTGCCGTTGTCACCATCGTGCAGCATGAATCCCGTGTTGACGCCCAGCCCCAAGCCAATATCTGCAAAGATCGACAAATGATTATGTGTATCGCGTTGGGGTCTCATCACCATTTCGTAACCCGAATCTTCCAGGAGTTTGATCATTTGATCCCAGATGTTTGCTTGCTCGATCACGATCGTCTTTTGATCCTGGACGTTCCCCGTAGTTCCCAGGGAGATATACATTGGCTCCTGCTCGTTCGCCAGGTGAATCATTTCGCCGATCACGCTGGCCATGGGACCCACCACCGCCAGGCTGCGTTCTGCAGAACGCAGGCTCAACAAGTATTCGGCATTATAGAAGGTCATTTCCACAGGTGGAGAAACTTTCCACGGCATATCGATCACCCCCGCCCAGGCAGGCAAGGGAGGCTCTTCGACGAGGACCATCCTGCCCAGCTGCAGCCAGGGCTGTCCGGCAACATCCGTGGGAATGATTACTGACGTTTGTCCTCCATCGCTCACGCCGGTGTTGCCCAAAAGGATCCAACCCCGATTACACTCCGCGTTGAATTGCCCAACAGGATTATTGTTAAGATCAAAGACAATGATGCGGCTCATAACCGCCTCACATACCAACCTAGATCGATCTCCAGTGTGCCCAGATCCGCGGCAGTGATCCGAATGGTATTTGTGGCTCCACCCTGCAGCCGAATAAAGACAGACCGCCCTTCGTCGTCCAGAGTCAGTGAGCCAAAAGCGCTGTATCCGTCATATTGCACGAGGTTGGATTCCCCATCGAAGCTAAAGGTCTTATTGAGCCCCATGGGAAAGTTCAAATAGACGGTATCTCCAGTGGTCTCATTTGTCAGTGTAGCCACGAGCGGGATCGCGTCTGATTCTCCCAGAAATGCGCCGGCGGGGATGTTGGATGAATCGAACGCGGCAGTGCAGGTGAGAGCTTCAATGGCGGCACTGGCTGCAAACGCGGAAGGATAGCCTCCTCGAAACAGCAACATGATATGTTTGGTTCCGGTGGGTGTGCTGGTGGGTGTGCTGTTATTCGTCCAGTTTTGCCAGCTCGGTGAGGCGGAAGGTGACGCTTCGGTGAAAAGAGGAGCGTAGTAGCCTCCATCCAGGCTGCTGTACATGCCTGCCTCGAAGAGCCAGTTCTCATTGCTCCTGTATTTTTTTCCCGTCATCGTAATGCTGGTGATTCCAGCGTTGCGATTGAACGTGGCGGTGAACTCAACATTCTCCGCCCCCCAGCTTCCACCAATCTGGTAAAAGTTCATGACCTGGAAATAAATAGCAGGCGTGAGATCCGCCGGGTCAGCAGCCAACAACCGACTGTATATCCCCAGCGAGCGCTTGCTCGCATTCCAGTGCGCAGTGCGGTTGGACCAGGCTTCGCCAGAATATGGATAAGCATTGACGAAGAACGGATAACCGGCCCCACCCCAGACCCATTGTGTGTTGCTTGAATTCGCCAGGTCGATCAACGGCTTGGTGAGATCATAATTCGCATCATTGGTAGATGGAGCCGAGACGCTGGAATTTCCATACTTCATCAGGAGCGGATACTGGATGTATAAAAACGACACAGCCGCGCTGTGCGATTCTTCCGTGGTTCCAAACAGGCCACGCTGTGAAACGATCAGCCGGCAGGTTGCCGGATCTGTGTCGGAATAAGCAAACCATTCATTGCCATGATAGACAATTCCGGATTTTGGCATTTCACTGATCTGCGCTTTTGTGTCGTCGGTCACCGTGAATTTAAGCTCGCTCACCACACCTACACCCGACACACTGGTCAACAACGGGAGCGAGAACCCTTTCGCCAGGTCTAGATTGATCCATACTTTTGTAGTCGTTGTGTTTGGACCCGAGATCCAGCGCTTGAACTCCTGCCCGGTGGACATATTCACAATGCGCAGATCGGCACAATTCGCCAGCATCTTCGAGACCTTGATCTCTGCATTATCGGAATGGGAAGCTACCGTGGTGCCACCGGTCCCGCGCGTGACACCTGTGAGATTGCCCGAGGTCGTGCCTGTTTTGCCGGTCCAACTGATTTGCTCAGTGTCCACATATCCCATGCCAGCGCTGGGGATGGCGCCTGTCACCGTGTCATAAGCAATGGTCGTGACGCTGTTATTGATCCCACCATTCAGTTGACATTTATTCGCGCTATCTGCGATCAGCGCTGCGGTATTGACCGTGATGCACCAGGGGAGCAAACCATGCACGAGTCCTGGTGTATTGGGCAGCTGATAAATATTTTGGTAGAGGTAGCCGTTCGAAGGACCAGCCACTGCAGTGATATCCACACTGAGAAAGGTTTCATCTTTTCCAGCAACGGCGATATCCTGAGTTTCGGTGGTGCCCGTTGCGGTCCACGTGGCTTGTGTGCTCTCTGTGACCGCGCGCCAGGTGGATGTTCCGGTTTGTAAAATAACTGTGAAATACGGACTGCCCTCATCCTGGACAACATTCACCACTCTGCAGGCGAGCTGGTAGTCAACCCCATCATCCACAAACGAGACAACGAGAATGACCTGTGTCCCGCGTTTGAACCAGGTCTTGAGTTGCGAGATCAACGCATAACGATTTGCATAGTTCCGAATTTGGATGCTCAAAACCTTGTTCTGCACATCGACAGTAAACAGGCCGGCATCGATGGAATCGGCATTGGATTGCTCAAGGAAAACCGGCGCCGCACTTGCCACCCCGTGAGGGTTGAGGAGCATGGCGCGGTAATTTGTTCCATCGTTGATCGCGTGACCATTCGCGGTTTTTACAGTGAGGATCATGGACTTTAATACCTGCGACCTTTCAGCCTGGCGCCCAGGCTGCCGCTGGGCGTGGCACCCTGCAGGACAACCGGCGCATAAAACGAGAAGTTATCGTTCTGGGTGTTCGTATTGGAGACCTGGGATGGACCGCTGGCTGTGGCAGCTGCGATACGCTGCGCAGCGAAGCCGAACATCTGTTCGACGTCCCGCAACTTCTTCAAGCCGCCCAATCCAACAGAACCGATCAGGTTTTCTCCAATGCCCATCCCGATCGTGGAGGGCGAACTGATCCCCAGCAGATTCTTGATCTTAGCGATCATGCCGTTGATTAGATTGGTCACAGCCTCATACAAAAATCCGGCTGCATTCTTGATCCCATCACCCAGACCTTGCACGAATTTCTTTCCCAGCTCGGGCAGCGTCTCAATGAACTTTGCCAGCGTGTTGCCCAGGCGGGCGATCAGCTCGCCCATCGCCACGATCAGCACGGGGATCGCAGCCACAATACCCGTTGCCAGCATCCCAATTAACTGACCCGCTGCGCTGAAGATCAACGGCAGCGCATCGATCAACGCATTGAGAATGGTATCGATGATCTCTGGCAGTGCAGCAATGAGAACTGGAAGAGCAATAATCAGACCTTGAGCCAGTCCCAGAATGAGTTTGAGCGCCG